GATTAAATCGAAAGAATGATTATGATGAGTTTAAAAACAGAGTTCTTTGGAAGTGTCTGCATGAATGGAACAATGTATTGCCAGTAATTTTTGATGAGCACAGCCATCAAAGCACAATGATGAAAAAAACAATTGACTTAATAAATACATCATTGCTTCTTTATGTTGAGGGAGACGCACCACTTTGTACTGACTCTGAGATTGATTGGCAAAAATGTCTTGACATGATTGAATATGAAAAAGCAAAAACAATTAGATTTCACTTTGAAGCACAGATACCAAATCCACATAAACATTTAATGTTTGGTCTTGAAGATGGTTTTATGAAAACAAGTCAGTGGAGTCAAAGGCCACACCTATCATTAGTTAGATACTATAGAGAAGAAGTTTTACCAATTTTAGCAGATAATGTTTTTATTGAAGACACACTACATGGAAGAATACAAGATGATATTACACCATATGATGCATTTAACTTGGATGGTTGGAACAAGCATAAATTATGGATATATCATCCAGAAGGAAACATTAAAAGATCTCTTCATTTGGATGGAAGAAAAGGTACAAGAAAGTTTACTGATGACGACAAGATATGGGGATATACTGAATGAGAATAGGAATAATAGCACGATCTGATAATACTGGATTAGGTTATCAAACTAAAGAATTAACAGATATGCTTAAACCAAACAAGGTTATGCTTATTGATTTTTCCCCCCACAACAATAACGTGCAGCATCCAGAATGGTATGATGGGTATAACGTAACAAACGTACTTGGCTATCCAACTGGAAAAGAAATAGAAAAGTTTTTAAATAACCTAGATGTAGTTTTAAGTTGTGAAACATTTTATAATAATGAAGAGTTTATTGAAATAGCCAAAGTAAAAAATGTAAAAACATTTTTACAATATAACTATGAATTGTTTGGCAATCTTGCAAAAAAGAAAATGCCGTTGCCAGATGTTCTTATATCTCCAAGTTCTTGGGAACTACAGTCTGTTATAGATAAATTTGGTAGAAAAGCAAAGGTTGTTCACATACCGCCACCAACTACTCCAAGTATATTTAGTAATGCATTAAAAGAAAATATATCTAAAACACATAATAGAATTCTTCATATTGGTGGTAAACGTGCTGCCATGGATCGTAATGGAACAGATACAGTAGTAGAAATGCTAAGGTATTCAAAAGCAAACTATGAACTTGTTATAAGAACACAAACTAGATTAGAGATAAGTACTAATGATAGTAGGCTAACTATAGATTATAATGATCAAAAAAATAGAGAAGACATGTACTCTGGATTTGATCTCATGGTTCTGCCAAGAAGATATGCAGGCCTTTGCTTACCAATGAACGAGGCTTTGTTAAGCGGTCTACCAGTTTTTATGACAAACATATCTCCAAACAATAAAGTTCTACCATCTGATTGGCTAGTAGATGCTTCTGTAGTTGATCAATTTAAAGCAAAGACCTTAATAGATGTGTATGGGGCTAATCCAAGACAACTGGCTGAAATGATAGATGAATATGTTATGTTAAAAGATAAAGCAGAACAAAAAAGAATAGCGCTAGAAATTGGAACAAATAATTTTGCTCCAGAAAAATTAAAGAATAAGTATTACGAACTCTTTAACTCTTCTCATATTTAGTTTTTAAATTTAGCGTATCAAAAAATCCATCATTTTTTAATTTTATAAATGATCCATACTCAGTTGATAAAAAGTTGTATTTATTGGATGTATAGTCATAGGATAAAGACTGCATATTTATTGAGTCATAAACTTTTACATCTTCCATTTCATCTCCTTCAACACCATATACATTTCCATACATAGACCTGTATAAAAGGTTATGGTTTATACCAACAATTTTTTTAAAATTATTTTTATTAATTAGCATTGGAACGTGTATCTCATAATTTAACGGTGTATCAATCTGCATAGATAAAAGTTTTTGTTGTGTTGCTTTCATTCTATTTATATAAGAATTTCTACCAAGAATATTTTCATATCTTTCTATTTTATTTAATAATGTTCTATCAAAATAAGTTGTTATATTTTCAGTTTGTTTTGTAACAAAAAAATCGTCATTCATAAATATAAAATCTTCTGGTATTTCAGAACTTTCACATATGTGTTTAAAATTATTATGTGCATTTTTATATTTAGACAGATTTTGTCTTACTTCAATATAATTTCCAGAATACCAAGAGGGTTTTCCACCAACTACCCAAATATTTTCTACGTTACAGTTTTTAACTATTGATCGTATAGAATATCTTAGTTCTTCGTTATCGCCATCTTTACAAATATAAACAAAGTTCACAATTATTCTTTCTTTATATTGATTATACCATTAGACAAGTTTTATGTCAATAGATGTTTTACTTAGTTCCTGCTCAGTCCAAAGGCCAACTTTTGAGTCTCCCCCATACGGCTTGGCCAAACCGTTCCTTATAAGTTGATCATTGATGCTTTCTTCTGATTTTAAATAAATTTTTCCAAGATATCTTCCGTATTTGTCTGGCTTACTTACTTCAAGTTTTACTAATTTACCTTCTAAATTTTTAATTAAAAACTCTTTAAGGGCCTTGCCAAGTGGTGTATTTTTTTCTGCGGTATCAATGCCAGCAAGACGAATTCTTTCTTTATGCCACACGCTAAATCCTAAATCTATAAAAACATCACAAGTATCACCATCAACCACTTTGTCTATTTTGGTATAGTATGTGTACATAGCCATAAAGAATATTATAATCTATTTTTGATTAAGATATTCCATAATTTCTTTTAATTGTCCACCACTTTGTATGATATTAAGCATGGCCTGCCTTTCGTGCTTTCTTGCTTTTGTGCACCCCTGACATTTACAAACCCAACCATCTTTTGGTTGTATTGATATTTGATCTCTTACAGGTCTATCTGCTGCTTTTATGTCCATACAACCATTATACACTTGCATATACGGCTATGCTTTGATACAATAGATACATGACTGCTTTTTCAATTATTAAAAATATGCTATGGGATTCTTATGGATATACCCTGCCAGATGATCCATCATATCTTACCAATAAAATCCTTGAAGAGTTGGACGATAATGGATATAAAATAGTGGAAAAGTTTTTAGATGATAACCCAAAGAATATGTTTGGCAGAGAATCAGCAAAGGAGAATAATGGCACTACACAATCAACTTTTGGTTAATGGTTATTCAGATAACCCACCAGTAGATGAAACAATTATATCAAAGTGGATGGAAAACTTAGTTGAAGAAATTGGAATGAAAATAATTAAGGGTCCATTTACTGCTTATGTGACTAAAGAAGGAAATCGTGGGCTAACTGCTATTGTAATGATTGAAACATCCCATATTGCGTTGCATGTCTGGGATGAGACTAATCCTGGAATGATTCAGTTTGATCTTTATACCTGCTCTACCCTGCCAGTTGATCTAGTAATTAAAAGCCTAGAAAATAACCTTGGTTTAAAAAATTATAAGCATATGGTTATTGAAAGAGAAACAGGCTTTAATATTTTAGAGGTGCGTTAATAATGAAAGAATTAATTCATTTTACTGCTGAGTGGTGCCAACCATGTAAGGCAATGTCACCAGTAATTTATCAGTTTACAGAAAAACATCCTGATGTTACATATACAAAAATAGATGTTGATGAAAATCCAGATGCTGCAAAGTTTTTCGGAGTGCTTGGTGTTCCAACATTTATATCACAAATTGATGGACAAAACTATGAAAGGCGAACTGGCAAGTCTACATTGTTTCAACTAGAATCATTATTTGGATAGTAAGTAAGCACCAGTAGCCAAGTTGGTTAAGGCCCCGAACTCATAATTCGGTTATCGTAGGTTCAAGTCCTACCTGGTGTACTAATGGTCTGTAGCACAATTGGCAGTTGCACTCGGCTGTTAACCGAGATGTTGTAGGTTCGAGTCCTACCAGACCAGCGATGTGGATATAGTTTAATGGTAAAACTCTACCTTGCCAAGGTAGTAATACGAGTTCGATTCTCGTTATCCGCTCCAAGGCACTATCGTCTATCGGTTAGGACATCGCCCTTTCACGGCGGAAAGACGGGTTCGATTCCCGTTAGTGCTACGCCCTCATAACTCAGGGGATAGAGTCACGGACTTCTAATCCGTTGGTCGCAGGTTCGAATCCTGCTGAGGGTGCTATTATGGTATACTTTTATAAAGGAGAAGAATGTTAACAAAAAATAGTTTTTTTGGATATGAAGTTGAAGAGCCAGTAAACAATTTTTTTATTATTAAAAACTTTTTAAGTGATGATGAACAAAATACATTATTAGAATATGTTGAATCATTATCTCAGGATGACTGGGAGTTTGAATACTACCAAGGATTAAAAAGTTTTTGTTTAAGAAAATTTGGAACAGATGATATAGATCGTCTTATTAAAGAAGGAAAGTTTGAAATAACAGAAAACTGGATAGATAAAAATGCTAGTTTAATGATAAATTTTAAAATAAAAAGCATATGTACACAACTTAATAAAAAACTTAACTCATTTTTGCCAGATGATATACATACAATGGGTCCAGGGGTAGTCCAAAGACAATATGCAGGCGTACCACTAGTTGCACATCATGATCAACATACCGATCCTTCAATAGTATATGCAGCAATTATATATTTAAATGAAGATTATACTGGTGGAGAATTATTTTTATCAAATAAAAATTTTACAGTTAAACCACCAGCAAAATCTTTAGTAATTTTCCCAGGAACCGAAGAGTTTACTCATGGAGTTAATCCTCCTGGAGAAGGACCCATCAGATATGTATTGCCTTCTTTTATTTCAAAAAAAGGATTTTATGAAGATGGAAAATATTATGTATAAAAATTAAATTATTTTTTTTTCATTAATCTTTTATAATCTCTATATATTTTATATTCATCTAACCAATGAATGATAACCGCACGATCTACTTGAAATTCTTTTGCAATGTCTACTGGCTCAACTTCATCGACAACATACCTTTGATAAAGCCAGTCTTTATTTTTATAGTCTTTTTTCAAGCAGCCCTCAATGTTTTAAGTTTATGTCCTACCATTGTATCTGTTGGCTTTCCATCTCTGTAAAGTCTGATTACAGCAGCAGGATCCTCTGGTGTACCGTTGATTGTAAAATCACTATTAGGAACATTATAAGATCCATTACGAATTATTCTTGTAATTTTACCAGACGCTCTACCACCAGATGAGTTCCAAGATACCATTGATCCTACGCCAAGAGCCTTAAAAATCTCTTCTAACTTTTCTACATTTGAATAGTCTGCTCCAAAATCAGAAAACAATGCTTTGTCTCTTTCTCTTTCTACAATTCTTCTAGACCAAGAAAATCCTGCATCTCCGCCCCAGGCATCCCACATAATCCTGCCGTTGGATGGATTAGATGTGTTATAAAAATCTTTACCCTTCTTATCTACTTCATGACGTGAAAAGAAAGAGTACATGCGCTTTACAGTGTCCAAAGAAAGGCCTCTGCCAGCCACTATGTCGGTTGCTCTGCCCCATCCTACAGGAGTTCCAGCACCAGTTGCCTTGCCCTCTTCTTTCCAGCGTAAAGCCCTTCTAGCAGCAGCCTTCATGCCAGACGTAGGTGCGTATGTATCAGCCATTCTTCTTCTCCAATTGTTTTTTATGCTTAACAGTATATGGTTCTATTTTAGATTTAATTCTTCCGTCTTTTGTCATACGAACAATCCAACCATCTTTTATTTGCATATCATTAAAAGAATATTTTGATGTTTTCATTTTAGAAAAAATGTTGGGTCAAAAGCATCTGCAAGAATTGACTTTTGAACTCCAGCACCCCATTCACTAGGAAGCATGTTTGTTAAACCAAGTTCCTTTGCTCTTCTGGTTATGTGTGCTTTTGCTCTTGCATAATCTTTCGCACGACCTACTGACTGAATTGCATTACGAAGATCTGTTGCGTTTGCTATTGGAAATGATCCATCAGGCATTGCATTTCCAGACTCTGCCATTCTTTCTCTAGCACCAGAAGAATAGTCTCTTTTTTCAATTCTACCTAAAGCATTAAATGGATCAATTGATTTTTGATACATCATTGAATTATCCATTGCCATTTCCATATCACTTAATTCTGGCTCAGTTGGCAGTGGATCAATTGGAATCATTAAAGACATCATACATGCAGAGTACTCTCTTGTTGCCTCCCAGAATCCGCTCTCGTCCTGCTCATACAACTGAATTAATACTGCTGGATTTTCTGCACTTGCTTCTAGGGTATACTCTCCACCTTCAACACCAAGTCTGCCTTCATACATAACATGTACAACTTGACCGATATGAAACTCATCTTCTTCTCCATGAGAAGTTAATGCCCAATCTCCTTCTTTAAGACTTGGCATAGCCTTTCCTATATTTCCTTCACTTCTATTTATTGCATAGATCTGTCCTGCTGCTTCTGCCCTAGTAGTATGGCATCCCATAACAGTTCCATCATCTTTTACTGCTGGATACCCTGAGCATCCGTATGATCCTTTTGCACCGACTTTGTATGGCATACCTTATATTATACCAGGTTTTCTATTAGGTTTTATCTAGAAAAAACCAAGACAATTCTTTGTGCAAAAGGTGTAGATTTATCGATATTACTATCTAATTCTTTTGCCCAGAAAGGCTGTTCGTGGGATAAAGTCCAGTTATTTTCAAGAAATATATTTTTTAATATGTCTATTTTTAAAAATTTAAGATCACGCAATTGATAGATTTCTTCGTTTTCATTATAGTTTACAGTCTCAATAATAACGGTTTTAATATTATTATTAACTGCAAGTTTTGTTAAAAAGGTTTTTTGATCTTTTAATAGATATAAAAGTCCTAAACATGAAACAACTTCAATATTATTAAAATCATTTTTATAATCAATATTTTCTGCATCTTTAATTTTAAATGTTAAACCTGGATAATTTATTCTAGATACTTTAACATAGTCCTCATCAATATCAAGACCAGTTACTTCTTTTGCTCCATTTTTATAATACAAGAATGTTCCATATCCGTCCAAACATCCTACGTCTAAAACGTTTTTGTCAGTAAAAAATGAAACAACGTGTTTATTAAATGTGTATATCCATCTAGATTGAATGTTTTTTGTTGATTGTAGTTTCATAAAATATTAAAAACAGGGCACTGTTACATGCCCTGTTTCTTATTACTTAACCACCTTCTTAGATGCTGGTTTCTTGGCAGCCTTCTTTTTAACAGGCTTGATATTCTTCATTGCATCATCTACATCTTTTGCAATTGCATCAAATTTTCCAAATGCTGGATCTTTTGGATTTGCTGCACGAAGAACAACTGGTACGAGAGCAGCCACTAGAGCAGCCCACATATCTTTAGGATCTGTAATTCCTGCTGCATATAATGCAACTACACCAGCAAGAACAGACCGTCCATAAGA